CGCCTGGCAGGTGTTCGCATGGATGAGGTACACACATACGGGTTGTTCGAGTTGAAGGCTGGTCGGTGGCGCATGTTTCGGGCGGTGTGCAGTCCGGTTGGCATGAAGATGAGTGGGCGGGCGAATTACGAGTTGGACGAGGAGGAGATGGCGGAGTGGCGGACATGGGTGATGATGGATTACGAGGAGCGAACCGGGGTGGAGATCGACATGGAGGAGACCATCGAGGAGTGACGGTATTCGTGAAGTGCAAACATGGTCGGTGGCGATTATGGGTGAGGTCGGCGGCTGGAGAGTCGCCTGCCGGGACTCGGTTGAATCGGGGTGGCATGTTTCCGTATGAGACGTTGTACGACCACCAGGATCACGCTGAAGCGACTTTGCAGGCTGGGCGGTTGCAGGAGTACATTGATGATCGGGAGCGCGTCCTGGCGGCGAATCGGAAGAAGAAAGAGCGATGGAGTTGAATTTGATTAGTTTAGGTGCGGGGGTTCAGTCATCGGTCATGGCACTGATGGCAGCCCGGGGGGAGCTTGAGCCGAAGGTCGATGGGGCGATCTTCGCTGACACAGGCGCGGAACCGGATGATGTGATGGATTGGCTCGATTGGTTAGAGGACGAGTTGCCGTTCCCGGTGTACCGGGTGGTGAAGAATAACGGCTTAACGAAGATGCTGGAGGATGCGGTGGAGAACGGTGCGCGATGCGCTCAACCTTCACTTTACACTAAAAGCGAGACCGGTAGCCTGGGGCAGTTAAACCGTATTTGCACGGTTGAATACAAGATTGATCCGATCAAGAAAAAGACGCGGGAGTTGCTTGGGTTAAAACCGAGACAACGGGCGAAAGACGTTCACTGTACTACTTGGATTGGGATTAGTTTGGACGAAATGACGCGGATGAAAGTGAGTTTGCTTCCGTACATCACCCACCGATTCCCGCTCATCGAGAAGCGTATGAGGCGGGGGGATTGTTTGGAGTGGATGAAGCGAAACGACTACCCGGAACCTCCCCGGTCAGCGTGTGTTTATTGTCCGTACCACTCGAACCATGAGTGGCGGAGACTGAAAGAACACGATCAGAACGGTTGGGACGAAGCGTTGAGGATAGACAAACTGGTGAGGAACGGTTGGGCGGGAGTAGATGACAAGATGTACCTCCATCGTCAGTGCAAACCGTTGGAGGAGGTGGATCTCTCTTCGGATGTAGACCGGGGGCAACTGACGTTCCTCGATGAGTGCGAAGGCATGTGTGGGGTGTAATATGGATACAATCGAAAAGTTAAACAAATGTGTACGGATGGTGATGAGTACGGCGGAGTATTATGACGAGTATTCGGATGTGTATTTGAGTGATTACGGTTCGGTATTTCAGGCGGCGTTATTTGCGGAAGACCCGGTGGAACATTGTCGGGTGATGATGGGGCGCGGGATGATCTTGCCGGGGCATCGGGTATTGGATGTGGGTTGTGGGGTTGGTGGTGTGATGAGTGGGTTGATGGCTAATGGTGTGGAGGACATCGTTGGGGTGACGAACAGTGTGCGTCAGGTTGAGTTGGCGAAGGTGGACTTGGAGTTGGCGGATTTCATGGAGTGGGAGGATGCGGGGCGGACGTTTGACCGGGTGATTTTGTGTGAGAGTTTCGGGTATTTCGAGGAACCGGGAAAGCTGATTGCGAAGTGTGTGGGGTTGTTGAAGCCGGGCGGGATGATTTATGTGAAAGATTTGTGTGCGGTGAGTGATCCTGACTTGGTGCAGCAGGTTGGGTTGGCGGAGTTAAAGACGTTGTGGAATTATGAGAATTACACGGTGGGCGAGATGGTTTGGTTATGGGCGCAGGCCGGTATGCGGCGTGTGGGGGGTGATGATAATTTGTGGCGGATCTCCGATTGTGTGGGGTTTGTGAAGTTTATTAGTGGCGACAGTCAGTTGGGGAAGATGCATTTCCCGGCGGTGGGCCAGGTGCCGGTGAAAGCGTCTGATTTTTTATTCACGAAATGATAGATCGACTAGAACAGCAGTGTGTAGACATCGTCCTGGCGAATCATCCGGGCGACAGTTGGGTTTACACGAACGACCAGTATTCGTTCCTCGACGGACTGTTTGTGCGGGGAGGCGTGATCAAAGCGGTGGCGGAGATCAAGGCGCGGGAGTGCGAGTTGGGCCATCACCCGAAAGAGATGATTGGGTGGAACAAGATGGAAGCCGGGCGCTGGGCGAGTAAATCGTTTCGATGTCCGTTTTATTTATTTTCCTACCACCCGAAGAGTGAGGTGGTGGCGGCGTATCGGTTGACGAATGAGATGGGAGATTTTGTGAGAAAGTTCGAGTGTGGCGATTATGAGCAAAACAAAAACAAAGACGAGCGGGAAACCAAAACCGTCCGCAAAACCTGCTGGGTCGGAAACCAAGACCCGAGTCTCCTCGAGAGACGCGGATTGCGATTGCTTTACTGAGAAGTACTTTCAGTTGCCGTTATACGATTGGCAGAAGAAAGTTCTGTTTGATTTAAGTGTACCGGGTGCGCGGGTGGCGTTGAAAGCGGCGAACGGCAGCGGGAAGACTGCGATGATAGCCGCGCCAGCGGCGTTGTGGTATGCGTTGATCTATCCGGGGAGTATTGTCATCACAACGAGTGGCGTTTATCGGCAGGTGAAAGAGCAGCTTTGGCCGCAGATCCGGGCGCTGGCGAGTAAAGTGGCGGGACTCGGGATGCAGATCAACCAGACCGATCTGACGATGGACAACGGCAGTCGGATCTTGGGTTTTGCTACTGATCAACCTGGGCGATTTGAAGGCTTCCACGGCAATGTTTTCATTATCTTGGACGAGTGCAAATCGATTCAGGAGGATTTATTTGAAGCGGTGGCGCGAATCCAGCCGAATCGCATCCTGGCGATGAGTTCGCCGGGCGGAACCACGGGTAAATTCTACAAGATATTCAGTAAAGAACAGAAATGGTGGCAACTTCACACCGTGACCGCGTTCGAGTGTCCGCACATCAAGCAGGCGTGGATTGACGAACAGTTGGAGATGTGGGGGCGCGATCATCCGTTGATTCAATCGATGATCTTCGGGGAGTTCCAGGAGACGAGTGGCGAAGGCTTGGTGATACCGTGGGACAGTTTGCAGCAGTGTTTGGATAATCCACCGATAAAAGACGGTTATGAGACGGTGGCGGCGTGTGACTTTGCGGCGGCGGGAGATGAGAGTGTGTTTTGCATGAGGATTGGTAATCGCATTGCCAAACTGATTGCGTGGCGCGAGGCGAACACGATGGCCGGTTGTGCGCGGTTTGCGTTGGAGTTCGAGAAAGCCGGGTTGAAGCCCGAGCAGATATTCGGGGATGCGGGTGGGTTGGGATTGCCGATGTGCCATCAATTGGCGGAGATGGGTTGGCCGATCCACCAGGTGAACCTGGGCGGGCGGGCGCAGGAACCTGACAGGTACATGAACCGTGGAACCGAGATGTGGTTCAACGCAGCGCGGCAGATCGACCGTATGGAGGCCATACTGCCCGATGACGAGATTTTACACAGTCAATTGACTACTCGGCGCGTGGGTACGGGAAAGACCGGCAAACTCAACCTGGAGAGCAAGAAAGAGATGAAGGCGCGTGGGTTCAGTTCGCCTGATCGCGGTGATGCGTTGGTGATGTGTTTGGCGAGTTACTCGGATCAATACGCATGGCAGCGACGGACACAACCGGACTTGAATGAAGTGCTGGAAGCTGGTATGAGTGAGTGGGCTGGCGACACAAAGCTGCGCGAGTCGATGGGACTTAACACCGGATGAAATTCATTGGACTAATCAAAGCAATACTGGAGGTTCTAAAAGAACTATTTACATATGGAAAAAAAGTTGAAAAAGACAAGCGGGTGGCGCGTGTTGCTGATCGTCGCCGTGATAAGCTCGATTGGATTCACAACCGGATGTCGGACACCGCGAAAGCTAGACGCGACCCGGTCGTTGATTCTGAACAATGAGCGTGGGTTCCGGGATGCGTATGACGCGAGTCCCGAGTCAAAAGCATTTGTGCAGTCGTTGATGCGGCAGATCATCGACTACGAGTACGAGTTGGAGAAGGCGAGTTTGGAATGACAGACGCACAGGAAGACCATCTGCGGGGCATCGTGGAGATGGTGAGCGAGCAGATCCACCGGAAATACCGGGCGGGGCAGCAGGAGCATGGCGGCAATTTATGGGAGCGCACACCGTTGACGGGCGATTTGATTGATGAAGCAATCGATCAGGCGACCTATGCGTTGACGTTGGCTCAGCAATTGACCTGGGCGAAACGGCTTTTGGAGCAGGCCCGGGGATTGATGTTCGAGGAGCCGCTTGAAGCGCGGCGATTGATTGACCAGGCGATGGGATATTTGTAGTACCAACAGAGCGCGGCACGAATAATTTGCCAAAAGACGATTTTAACGCATCCACTTCGGGTGCGTTTTTTTACGCACTAAACGGAGGAGGTCGCCATGATGACCGTCGAAAAACAGTTTGATGCGTTCTGCGGCGAATTGGAGGCATTGTTGGGGCGTTACCAGGACGAGTTCGATTTGAGCGATGCCGCGCTGATTGGCGGGTTGCAGATGTACTGCACGTTGTTTGCGTTGCAGGCGATGGGTCATTGCGTGGAGGAGGATGAGGACGAGGAGGAGGAGAACGAATTTTAGATGCGTAATCGGGAGAAATTAAACGCGGACGTTTTGCAGGATTTGGCGGATCGTTCGGTATGGGACACGCGCCAGCGGATGTTTTACGAGATGCGCCACCACGGGTTGCGGCGTAAATCCAAACCGTGGCCCGGGGCGAGTGACGTTCATTTCCCGCTGGTAGACACGACGATCAGCGAGTTGAAACCTGCGTACTTCCAGCAGCTATTTGCCACCGACCTGATTGCACAATTTATTCCTACGACACCCCAGGTAGCCGAGTACACGACTGCCGCCGCCCAGTGGTTCGATCATCGGATTAAGCAGAAGACGAATCTGGAGACTGAGGTTCTATCGGCGGTGGACGCCATGTTGATGTGTGGCACCGGGATTCTGAAGGTGCTTTGGGATTACTCATCGAAACGGCTGAAGTATTACACGGTCGATCCTCAGCATTTTGTTGTACCGGCCTGGACGCGGGACATAGCAGACGCGGATCGGATCTGTCACATCAGCGTTTACTCGGTGGATGCCTACAAACGGCAGAAGCATCTCAAGCAGGACGCGGAGACGGTCAAGCTGATCACGGGCAGTTACAGTGAGGATTCCGGGGGGTC